AAACTTGCAACTATTAGTACCGCAGGTAAGGTAAGTAACTCTGCAACAACTGCCACAAGTGCAAACACTGGGTCTGCAATTATTGCTCGTGATGCGAGTGGTAACTTTGCAGGTGGAACATTTACTGGTGAAGTAAATCGTGACGCACAAACTACAGTAACCGCAGGAACTTATGGTTCTGCAACTGCAATCCCTGTCATAACAATTGACGCAAATGGTTTTGTTGATAGTGCAGGAACAGTCGGTGTATCTGGTATTACTGGTGTAAACTTTGATAGTTCAAACGGAACACTTACTATTCAGACAAGTGGTACTGACTTTGCTGATGTCCTTACACTTGACCCATTCACTACTGCGGACTTGACAGAGAATACTAATCTCTATCACACAACCTCAAGAGCAAGAAGTGCTATCAGTGCAGGTGGAGACCTAAGTTATAACTCTAGTACTGGTGTAATGTCCTTTACCGAATCGGATAGAAGTCCTGCTGATATTAGAGGATTATTCTCCGCAGGTGGTGATTTAAGTTATAACTCTGGAACTGGACAATTCTCATTCACCGATTCTGCACAACATACAAGTGCAGAGATTCGTGCAATGTTCTCCGCAGGTGGAGACTTATCATACAATAGTGGTACTGGTCAATTTAGTGTAACTAAGTTTACTACCGCAAACGCAAGAAGTTCAATATCATTAACAGACGCTGGCGGTGCTGGTTCTGCTTCATACAACTCTGGAACTGGTGTAATTACATATAATGGGCCGAGTGATACAGAGATTCGTGGTAAGATTAGTGCAGGTGGTGACCTTGCATACAACTCTACTACTGGTGTGGTATCATTCACCGAAAGAACAGATGGTGAAGTAAGAGGTCTTATCTCTGCTGGCGGAGACTTATCATATAATAGTGGTACTGGTGTAATGTCATTCAGTGAGACATATTCTACTGCAAGTGAACTTCTGACCGCAGTTAAGACTGTAGACGGTGCTACAAGTGGATTAGACGCTGACTTACTTGACGGTGAACACGGTGCTTACTATAGAATCAACGTATATAACAATGCAGGTACATTGTTAAACTAAGGATAAATAGATAAATGGCATATACAAGAATACAAACTAGAAGTGAATTTATAGACTATTGTCTACGTAAACTAGGACACCCTGTTATTGAAATTAACGTTGATGACGAACAGATTGATGACCGTGTTAATGACGCATTGCAATTGTTTAATGAATATGGTGCAGAAGGTAGTTTCCGTGCATATGTTCCTCTTACAATAACACAACTTATTATTGACCGTGGGTTTATTGATTTTGACATTGATACTATACAAGGCATTGATAACCCAGATAATATTTTAAATGTTGTTCGTGTATTTCCAATTGATAGTCAAACAGAGAGTGTTAATTTCTTTGATGTCAAATATCAAATGCGTCTTAACGATATGTGGGATTTAAATACTGGTATTGGAGACCTTGCATACTATGAACAAATGCAACAATACCTTTCTACTATTGATTTAAAACTAAGTGGTACTCCTCAGATTCAATTTACCAGAGCAGGTAATACTTTAAATATTTTTGGAGATATTTCTGGAACTAAAGGTGATTTACAAGTAGGTGATAAGATTCTAATGGAAATGTATTTCACAACTGACGCAAATAACAACGGTAAAATATATAATAATATCTTCTTAAAAGAATATGCAACTGCACTTATCAAAGAACAATGGGGACAAAACCTTATTAAATTTGAAGGAATGGTATTGCCTGGCGGTGTTCAGTTGAACGGTAGACAAATACTAGAAGACGCAAGACAAGAAATAGAAGTGATTAGACAAAGAATCTATAACGAGTATGATATACCACCAGATTTCTTTATGGGATAATGGAATATATTCGTAAATTTGTTTTAGATGATAGAGACATAAAAGATTTGATTGAATATTCTAAAATCACTCCTTCTTTTTCGTCTGGTTTAACTAAAAACATAGAAAGTAATATTCCACCAGAATATAGTAATATAAGAACTTCTACTCAATGGAAAATACGAATATCTATGTGGACTGAAATAAACAAAAAAATAGAGTCAATTGTAAATGACGGAACAAAAGTAAATCAATTAGACTTCTTGCATTATGACGTGGGAGGAAGATTTGCAAAACATAAAGACGTGAATCCTGACCTTGAACAATTTAGAACTTGGTCATCATCAACTCTTATAAATAAGAGTAATGACTTAATTGGTGGTGAATTAATACTATATGAAGAAGATAACAAAGAGGTTATAGACTTACAGGTAGGAGAAACAGTATTATTTCCTTCTTTTATGTCACACGAAGTATCAGAAGTGACTAAAGGAGAAAGAACATCACTAGTAGGATGGTTAAACTAAATGGCAACGAATCCATATTTTAAACAAGGAGTTCGTTCTGAACAATCATTATATGAGGACATCATTATTGAAGGACTCAAAATGTATGGACAGGATGTATACTACCTTCCACGAGAGATAGTCAATAAAGATAATGTCTTTCTTGATGACGTTCCGTCACGTTTCGGTTCTTCTTACAAAGTGGAAATGTATATTGAGAACACCGAAGCGTTTGAAGGTGAGGGTGACCTATTTACTAAATTTGGTATTGAACTCAGAGACCAAGCAAACTTTATTGTATCCAGAAAGAGATGGAAGAATCTTGTAGGTTCTCGTCTTGCAGAAAAGAATTTCCGTCCTCGTGAAGGAGACCTAATCTATCTAACACTATCCGAATCTATATTTGAGATTCGTAGGGTAGAGACCGAAACTCCGTTCTATCAATTACAAAATCTTCCTACATTCCGTATGCAATGTGAATTGTTTGAATACAATGACGAAGACTTTGATACTGGTATTGACGCAATACAAAAGGTTGAAGTAGAGTCTGCATATCAAGTTGAACTGACTATGGATTCAGCGGCAGGATATGATGTTGGTGAAACTGTACATCAAGTATTTGGTGATTACACTATGAAAGGTGAAATTGTTGATTGGTCTGATTCAGATAAGGTTCTACAACTTGCCCACGTTGGTGCTTCTGACGGTAAGTTCCATACTTTTGGTACAGTAACTCAAGTTGTTGGTCAAACGTCTGGTGCGAAAGCAAGTCCAACGTTTGTACAAGAACTTCAGAAAATACAAGCGGACGCACAAAATACTATCTTTGATGACTTTGAATCAGACTTCTTAGACTTCTCTGAAAGTAATCCGTTCGGAGATATACAATAATGTTTGGTACTTGGTTTTATCACAAGAGAGTAAGAACTGCGGTATCCGTGTTTGGTTCTATGTTTAATAACTTGTATGTTCTAAGACAGAATAGTTCTGGTGAAACTATCTCTCAAGTAAAAGTTCCGTTGTCCTATGCACCTAAGAGAAACTTTATCTCTAGATTACAAGCAATGAATAATGGTGAAGACGCAGAACGTAGAGTCGCAATTAAGTTGCCTCGTATGTCGTTTGAAATTACGAATATGCAATATGATGCAACTAGACAATTACCTAAGAACAATAATGTTTCTGCAACAGTAAACGATAGCATTACTACCAGAAGAAAACTTTATACTGCAACACCATATACTATTTCATTTCAGTTAAATGTTTATGCAAAATCACAAGACGATGCATTACAAATCGTAGAACAAGTTTTACCTTATTTTGCACCACAATATACCTTGACAATCAAACCATTTTCTGATATACCTACATTGACCGAAGATGTCCCCATAACATTATCTGGTGTGACATTCTCAGATGATTTTGAAGGTGCGGTAGAGCAACGTAGGACAATTATATATACTTTAGACTTTGAAATGAAGATTGCCTTATATGGCCCTGAATCTAATAAGAATATTATCCGTGAAGTTAATAATGACTTATTCTTACAAAATGCAGGACTTGAAGATAGTGATGTGTATATCAAAACCTTACAGATAACTCCTGACCCAACCTCTGTAAGTGCTGATAGTGATTACGGATTTATTGAAACTGATATAGATAGTGCATAATGACCGATAAGAATGACAAGAAGATAAAAGATGATTATGAGTATTCTCGTGAAACCTACTATGAAATATTAGAGAAAGGTAAAGAGAGTATGGAATTAATGATTGAAGTCGCAAGGGAAAGTGAACACCCTCGTGCGTTTGAAGTGTTGTCTACTATGATGAAAAACATGGCAGATGTTAATGATAAACTTATGGATTTGAATAAGAAAAACAAAGACATAAACAAAGAAGATGACCCCAAACAACTGGGTAATACTACAAACAATCTATTTGTGGGAACTACTACGGACTTACAGCGACTTATTAATAATGAAAAGAATGTAGTAATAGATGCCGAATCCGAATCAGAATGAATCCTACCTTGGCAATATTAATGTCAAGCGTGACGGAGTTCAACATAATTTTACCGAAGAGGAAATAAAAGAATACATCAAGTGTTCTAAAGACCCTGTACATTTCTGTAAAACGTATCTTAAAGTTATTTCTCTAGATGAGGGTTTAGTGCCCTTTACCCTATATCCTTATCAAGAAAAAATGTTTGAACACTTTAATAATAATAGATTCTCTATTGTTCTTGCGTGTCGTCAATCTGGTAAATCTATTAGTTCGGTAGGATATATTATTTGGTATGCTTGTTTTCATAGTGAGAAAACTATTGCTATACTTGCTAACAAGGGTGCGACTGCAAGAGAAATGTTAGCACGTGTTACTCTTATGTTAGAGAACTTACCATTCTTTTTACAGCCAGGCTGTAAAGCACTTAACAAAGGTTCTATTGAGTTTAGTAATAACAGTAGAATTATTGCAAGTGCAACCTCTGGTAGTTCTATTCGTGGTATGTCTGTTAACTTACTATTCCTTGACGAGTTTGCTTTTGTTGAACGTGCAAACGAGTTCTATACTTCTACCTATCCAGTTATCTCCGCAGGTAAAGATACCAAAGTTATTATTACTTCTACTGCGAACGGTATTGGTAATACGTTCCATAAGATATGGGAAGGTGCAGTTCAAAAGGTAAATGAGTTTATTCCTTTTACAGTTAATTGGTGGGACGTGCCAGGCAGAGACGAGAAATGGAAAACACAAACAATTGCGAATACGTCTCAATTACAGTTTGACCAAGAGTTTGGTAACACTTTTTATGGGACAGGTGATACCCTAATAAATGCCGAAACATTATTATCATTTAGAGCGTCTAACCCAAAAGAAGTTCTTGAGGGTGGCGACTTGTTAATATATGACCGTCCAAACAAAGACCACGATTATATCATGACTGTAGACGTATCAAAGGGAAGAGGTCAGGATTATTCTACCGCAACGGTAATCGACATTAGCGTAAGACCCTTTAAACAGGTTGCTGTCTATCGCAATAATACTATATCTCCAATACTCTTGCCTAATATTATATATAAGTACGCAAAACTCTATAATGAGGCATATGTCGTAATTGAATCTAATGACCAAGGAACTTTAGTTTGTAATGGATTGTATCAAGACTTAGAGTATGATAATCTTCATATGGAATCTGCAATTAAGGCAGACCGTATTGGTATTGAAGTAAATCGTAAAGTAAAAAGATTAGGTTGTTCTGCAATCAAAGATATCTTAGAGAATCAAAAACTACAGATTATTGATGAGAATACCATTATGGAAATATCTACCTTTGTCTCTAAAGGTCAATCATACGAAGCGTCTGACGGTAATCATGACGATTTAATGATGAATCTAGTCCTATTTGGATACTTTGTATCGTCTCAATTCTTTGCAGATATGACTGATATCAATCTAAAAGAAATGATGTTTGCAAAGAAAATGAAAGAAATTGAGGACGATGTACCTCCAGTAGGGTTTATTGATGACGGTTTAGAGCAAGTTAGAGAGGAAGAAAACCAAAAATCTATGGGATGGCACACCTTTGAAGGTATGGACATAGGTGTAGAAGATTGGTAATGTATAAATAAAGGTATGTGAACATTACCGTATTATGAAAACTTATAATTAAACTAAAAGGAAAAAGTTATGGCTCTTTTTACACCCTCTGCTTCTCCAGCTGTAACAGTAAAAGAAATTGACCTGACGGGCGTAGTCCCTAATGTTCAGACTTCTACTGGTGCATTCGTGGGGAATTTCGGTTGGGGGCCTGTCGGAGTTGCGACACTAGTATCAGATGAATCTGGTCTAGTAAGTACCTTCTCAGCACCAACTGATGAAAATACGGTAGATTTCCACTCCGCCGCTTATTTTTTAAAATACTCAAACTCACTACTCGTTGTACGTGAGCAGGATAGTGATGGCGTTAATGCTGTTGCTAACCATTCATCCCTAGGTAGTTTGACTGCACAAGCAATCAACAACTTAGACGCATTTGAGAACTTATCTCTTGATAGTTCTGACGGTGCGTTTATTGCCAAATACCCAGGCACAATTGGTAACTCATTGAAAGTATCCGTTGTCGGAACTGACAGTGCAAGTGGTTCTTCATTGAACTTTGACAATTGGGCATATAAATCTGAATTTGATGCTGCCCCAGGCACATCTAAATTCGTATCTGACCTTGGTGGGTCTAATGACGAAATTCACGTTGTCGTAGTTGACGAAGACGGTGAAATTTCTGGTACTGCTGGAACAGTTCTAGAAACTTTCCCATTCTTGTCTGTTGCTAAAAACGCAAAAGCAAGTGACGGAACTTCAAACTACTATAAAGACGTTCTTAAGAATCGTTCTAATTGGGTATATTCTGGTGACTTCCATACTGGTGACTCAGATAGTCTGAGTGACTTTGTAGGTTCAAACTGGGGTAACAACGCAACAACATCTGGTGAGAACTTTGCGACTGGACAAAACTTCAGCGCAATTCAAAGCACTTGGTCATTTGCTTCTGGTGTGACCTCTTCTTCATTAGGAACTGACGATGTACTTCGTGGTTTCGATAAATTTGAAGATAAGGACAACATTGAAGTAGATTTCTTAATTGCTCCAGAATCTATTGCAGACGCAACTGCAACTACTGTCGTAAATGATTTAGTAGGTATTGCAGGCACAACTCGTAAAGATTGTGTTGCTGTCGCATCACCTTCACGTAATGCTGTAATTACTGTAGGCACCAATGCAGGTGTCCTAGCTTGTAATAACACTTACACGAAGTCTTCGTATCTAATACAGGATAACAACTACTTGAAAGTATTTGACAAGTATAATGACAAATACATCAAGATTCCTGCTAACTCCTCAACAGCTGGATTAATGGCAGCTACTGACTTAGTAGCAGCACCTTGGTTTTCTCCTGCTGGTTCTAGACGTGGTAGATATGTTGGTATTACTGACATCATTCTATCTCCGACTAAAGCAGAAAGAGATACACTATATAAGGCTGGTATCAACCCAATTGCAAACATTCCAGGCGAAGGCATTATGCTCTTCGGTGACAAAACTAACGAATCAAGACCTTCTGCATTTGACAGAATCAATGTTCGTAGATTGTTCCTTGGAATTGAAAGAGCAATTGCAATTGCAGGACGTAATGTAATGTTTGAATTCAATGACGAGTTTACTCGTGCCGAGTTCGTAAACATTGTAGAACCGTTCCTTCGTGAGATTCAAGGAAGACGTGGTATCACGGATTTCAGAGTCGTATGTGACGAAACGAACAATACACCTGCTGTAGTTGACCGTAATGAATTCATCGCATCTATCTTCATCAAACCTGCTCGTTCTATTAACTTCGTAACATTGAATTTTGTTGCAGTTAGAACTGGTGTTGAGTTTGAAGAAGTAGTTGGCACAGTATAAGGAGTAAGGAAAAATGGCAATATTAGGCGTAGACGACTTTAAGTCAAAACTCAGAGGGGGCGGTGCTCGTCCTAATCTGTTTAAAGCGACTGTCAACTTTCCAGGCTATGCAGGAGGGGACGTAGAACTTACTTCCTTCTTGTGTAAAACTGCTCAGTTGCCAGGCTCAATAATGAACTTTGTAGATGTACCTTTCCGTGGTCGTCAGTTAAAAGTAGCTGGTGACAGGACTTTTGAACCTTGGACTGTAACCATCATTAATGATACGGATTTCACAATCCGTGATTCTATGGAACGTTGGATGAACGGTATCAATGCACATAGTGCTAATACTGGTTTAACTAACCCTATTGATTATCAAGCAGACTTGATAGTTGAACAATTAGATAGAGATGGTGAAACTCTTAAAACTTATAACTTCCGTGGTTGTTTCCCAACTAACGTGGCACCAATCGATGTAAGTTATGAGACTGTAGACCAGATTGAAGAGTTTACAGTTGAGTTCCAGATTCAATATTGGGAATCTAACACAACTAGTTAATCTAGTTATATATAGAGAGGTAAGGGAATAATCCCTTGCCTCTTTATTATGAGGAACATAAATGGCAGAACAAGATAATAGTATTCTTAAACTATTTGGGTTTGAACTCAAGAGAGCGTCAGACCAAAAACCTAAAGAAAAAGAAAAACTTAAATCTATAGTTGCTCCTACCGATGATGACGGAGCAGGATACGTTACTGCGTCTGGTTCTCACTATGGTCAATACATTGACATGGAAGGGAGTCAAGCAAAAGACAATCAACAGTTAGTTTTAAAATATCGTGGTGTTGCGTCACACCCTGAAGTAGACGCTGCTATTGAAGATATCGTTAATGAATCTATTGTTGGTTCAGAAATGGATACTACTTGTGAACTTAATCTGGACAAAGTAGAAGCACCAGATAACATTAAAAAACAAATGATTGAAGAATTCAACAACGTTTATGGTATGTTGAAATTCACCGATTTAGGTCATGACATATTCCGTTCATTCTATGTTGATGGTCGTGTTTACCACCACCTCGTAGTTAATGAATCAAATCTTAAAGCAGGTATACAAGAAATTAGAACGATTGATGCTGCTAAGATTCGTAAAGTAAAAGAAATAAAACATAAGAAAGACCCAGTAACAGGTGCAAAGATTGTTGAGAAGGTCTCAGAATTTTATATCTATCAAGAGAAAGCAGGAACTAATCAAGGCGTAAGACTTTCTCCAGATAGTGTTTCATATGTGTCTAGTGGACTATTAGACCCAAGTAAGAAACAAGTTGTGTCCTATTTACATAAGGCACTAAAACCAATCAACCAGTTAAGAATGATGGAAGACTCTTTGGTCATCTATCGTCTTGCTCGTGCCCCAGAACGTAGAATATTCTATATTGACGTAGGTAATATGCCACGTAATAAATCAGAATCATATATGCGTGATATTATGTCTCGTTATAGAAACAAGATTGTATATGATTCAAGTACTGGTAATCTAAAAGATGACCGTAAACATATGTCAATGTTGGAAGACTTCTGGTTACCTCGTAGAGAGGGTGGTAGAGGAACAGAGATTACTACTCTGCCAGGCGGTGAGAATCTTGGTCAGATTGACGATATTTTATACTTCCAGAAAAGATTGTATCGTTCATTGAACGTACCAGTCAATCGTCTGGAACAAGAAGCACAATTTACACTAGGTAGGTCAACAGAGATTTCTAGGGACGAAGTTAAGTTCCAGAAGTTTATTGACCGTCTACGTAGAAGATTCTCAATGTTGTTTACTGGTATTCTCAAGAAACAACTTATCCTTAAAGGTATTATTACTGAAGAGGATTGGGAAGATTGGAAGAATGCAATTACAGTAGACTTCCAACAAGATAACCACTTTACTGAACTAAAGAATGCAGAGATATTACAAAATAGACTGCAAACTTTAGACCAAATATCTCAGTATGTTGGTGAATATTTCTCACGTGAGTGGGCAATGAAAAACGTAATGATGATGTCTGACGAAGACATTGAAGAAATGAAACAACAAGTTGAGGGAGAAAACTCTGTCCCTGACGAAGATGAGGAAATGTAAATGAGTGAATTAGATAATCAAGAAGTTCAGACCGAAGAACCTAATGCGGTTGCAGAACTTATCAATCAGATTACTACAGGTGAACTTAACAAAGCGGAAGGTTCATTCCAAAGTATTGTCACCGATAAAATGGCAGACGCACTAGAAGCACAACGTATTGCAACTGCACAAGCAATTTTTAATGACGCTGACGAAGACCTTTTAGATGACCCTGTTGACGAGTTATCAGACGAAGAAGGTATAATCGGAGACGAAGAGGACAAGTTACCAGAAGTTGAAGATTTGGACATTGAAGACGAAGTTGTCGAAGACGAAGTTGAAGAAATGCCAGACCATGACGAAGTAGAATACGAAGAAGACTCAGAAGAAAACTAAGACATTGATTATATTAAATACAATGGCGAGGACAGGTTCGTATTTCGCCCACAATATTATTATGGACAACTTGGTTAAACAAGATGAATCTTGGAAACCTCTTGTGGATAATTGCTATATGCAGATGTATGGTCTAATGAATAATTTAGACACACCTGATTGTTATACGCATATTAAGAATCCTATAGAACCTTTTGCAGGATTATCTTTAGACCATTATGGTACGGAACATCCTTTTGGTTCTAACTATGAGGATATTAGTAAAGAATTAGAAACTAATAAGTTACCCTTTACCATTTCAAATATATGGAATGAAAAAGAGTATGCACACGTATCTAAGTTGAAAGATGAAGGGTGGGAAGTAATATCTTTATATCGTAAAGATAAGTTGAAATGGTTTATGTCAACCGCTCTTGCTGTTGGGATTAATGACGTAAATATGTTCCACGCACATAATAAAGAATCTGAAGATTATATAAGAAATAAAAGAAAGACATTGGTAGGAAACTTTGATAAGTTTGCTCACGATTTCTTTCCATCTTGGTATGATTCGTTGGTAAGATATAATAATAACTGCAACGAAACAACAGATAAGTGGATATCATACGAGGAGTTGGTGGAGGATAGTTACTCAATCGTCCGACTAAGTGATAAGTTAGACGATAGTTTAGACCCCTTAGAACGTCCAGTAGTGAGAAAAATACCACATCCAGTTGATAATATGTGGGATTATTTTGAAAAACCAGACGATTTTAAGGAAATATGGGATAGATTTTTTTAACATATACACTCCGTAAATTTTAATTTGTATAAATAATACTATGAAAACTTATAGACAAATACTAGAATCTATTCAAGAACGTAAGAAACTTGACCAAGGTGAACTGGTATACAATAAGAAGATTAAACGTATATCTGTAGAGATATACAAACAGAAGAAGGGAAACCTTCCTTTTGTGGCATATGTTGATGGCGATAAATTAGATGCCTTCAAATCACAAAAGGACGCAGAAAGGTCTGCACAAAAAGTTATAAAGGAATTAACCTAATGAAGTTAATTACAGAATTTACCGAAAACGATTCTCTCAAGTGTTTAATTGAGAAGAAAGAAAATGGTGATAAGAATTACATCATTGAAGGTGTTTTCGCACAAGCAGACAAAAAGAACAGAAATGGTCGTGTTTATCCTAAAGTAATTATGGAGAAGGCAGTTGCCAAATACGACAAAGAACAAGTAAAGAAAAACCGTGCCGTAGGAGAACTCAACCATCCTGAAGGGCCAACGGTTAATCTTGATAAAGTTTCGCATCTCATCAAAGAACTCAAATTTGAGGGAAATGATGTGGTCGGAAAGGCACAAATATTGGATACTCCGATGGGTAAGATTGTTAAAGGTCTCCTTGAGGGTGGTGTTCAACTAGGAGTGTCAACTCGTGGTATGGGTAGTCTTGAGCAAAAGAATGGCGCTATGTACGTCAAAGACGACTTTATTCTTAGTACTGTTGACATAGTACAAGACCCATCGGCACCAGAAGCATTTGTTAATGGTATAATGGAAGGTGTAGATTGGGTTTGGAATAACGGTGTTCTTAAACCTCAAGTAATTGAAGAAATGGAGACTGAAATTAAAACCGCTCCGAAACCTGTCTTGTATGAGACAAGTGTACGTGAGTTTAAAAATTTCCTCTCGTTAATTAAATCTAGCATGTAAGGAGTCGAAACATGACTGAAGAAGTAAAACAAGAGGTTGAACTCCACGATGAATCTGTTAACGATGAAATAGTGGAAGAAACTCTCGTAGACGAAAGTGCTGCTCCAATGCCTAAAGGGAAACCTGATGCAAATGCAACTGACGAAGAAGAGTCAATTGCGTCTGTAGATAAGGCAGCAAAAGCAGTAAAAAAATCTCCTGTTCCAAAAACTAAAGCAGGTATGATTAGTGCTATGACTGACAAAATGTTGAAAATGTCTAAAACAGAGATGAATAAACTTTATGCCAGTTACAATGAATCAGTAGATATGGAAGAAAATGACGAACTCGTGGAAACACAAGTTGATACTTCTGCTGAATTAGACGCACTAGTTGAGTCTGAAGCAACACTCAGTGATGAGTTTAAAGCTAAAACTGCAATACTTTTTGAAACTGCTGTAAAATCAAAACTATCAGAAGAAGTTGATAGACTTGAGAAACAGTACAAGGAAGAGTTAGATGAAGAAGTATCTTCAACTAAAGCTGAACTTGTGGAGAAAGTAGATAGCTACCTTAACTATGTAGTTGAAACTTGGATGGAAGAAAATCAAGTAGCAATCCAGAACGGTTTACGTACTGAAATTGCTGAGACTTTCATGGACAAAATGAAAGACCTATTCGTAGAGTCTTACATTGACGTTCCTGAGTCCAAAGTTGACCTAGTTGACGAACTTGCTGAATCAGTAGAAGAACTTGAGTCTAAACTCAACGCATCTACTCAGAAAGTTTTAGACACTACAGAGGAACTGGAAGTTTACAAACGTGAAACGATTGTTCGTGAAGCGTCAGGTGACCTTGCAGAAACTCAAGTTGAGAAATTAAAGTCACTCGTTGAAGATATTGATTTTGAAAGTGAAGAACAATTCGCTGAAAAAGTTAAGACAGTCAAAGAGTCATACTTTAAAAAACAAGTAATTGGAAGTGACGAAGTAGAAGAAATTGTAGAAGACGCAGACAGTACAACTGAAGTATCTTCTGTAATGGAACAATACCTCCAAACTATCCGTAAACAAACCCCTAAAAGATAAGGAAGTAAACAATGCAATCTTACGATAATTTGATTGAAAAGTGGGCTCCAGTTTTAAACGAAGAGTCTGCTGGCGAGATTAAGGATAATCATCGCCGTGCGGTAACTGCCGCTATCCTTGAGAACCAAGAAAAAGCAATCGCTGAAGAGCGTTCTGCTTCTGCTGGTTTCTTAAGTGAAAATGCTGCTTCACCTGTAAACAATACAGGTTCAGTAAATAACTTTGACCCAGTTTTAATTAGCTTGGTCAGACGTGCTATGCCTAACCTCATCGCTTATGATGTGTGTGGTGTACAACCTATGAACGGCCCAACAGGTCTAATCTTCGCAATGAAGTCACGCTACCAAGGTGGTTCAACTTCAAACCGTGAAGCATTATTCAACGAAGCTGAAACACAATTCTCTGGAGACAGTTCAGGAACTCATGATTCTGATAACGCTTCAGGTTGGAATGGTGTTGACAGTGAAGGTGCTCGTTTAACTGACTTAGCTGCTGGCGGAATGCCAACAGTTGACGCAGAAGCACTTGGTAGAACTGGTGGTTCATCTTTCAACGAAATGGGTTTCACCATTGAAAGACAAACTGTTACTGCTAAGAGTAGAGCGTTAAAAGCTGAGTACACACTAGAACTTGCTCAAGACCTTAAAGCAATCCACGGTCTTGACGCTGAAACAGAACTTGCTAACATTCTATCTACTGAAATCCTTGCTGAAATCAATAGAGAAGTTATCAGAACTGTAAACAGCCAAGCAAAAACTGGTGCTCAACAAG